ATATCACCCATAGCCATAAAGTCAGAGGCTCCAGGCATGTCTCGAGGAACGCCGGTTCCATAGCCGAGAGCTCCAACTCCAAATAGACCGCCCTGGAGATCGCCTCCACCTGAGGTCTCAATATATGAGGAGGTGTAGAGATCACAATTCAAAAAGCGTCCGACATAGCCGGGACCCTTAGCGGAGATCGCCTCGAGTGTCGCCGGGCTATACGCAAAAATAGAATTGCTTTCATTTCGGAGATCGTCCTGGAGCTGTGTAAGCTGCTTTGGATGGAGGACGGCGGCGAATGGACCGGGAACGCCTCGATTGCTATCTGCCTTCTCGAGCTCGAAAATACCGTCTAACATGCCGTCGACAGTAAAGGCGGCGCCTGTATTGCCGGCGGAGGTGGTGAAGGTCGCAATTGCGGCGGCGGTGAGATCTGCGAAGTAGGCCTCATATGATCCCGCCATGCTCTGAGCAATTCGGAAAACATCAATTCCATTAGCGGCGCCTTGGAAATTGGTAATATTAGCCAAGTCGGAGACTTGATAACGGAGAGCGGCTCGAGCCACTGCGATATCTACTGAGTTATCGGTAAGGCTTGTATTTGAGGCGGCGTCTACTGCGGTATCCTCGGCGGCGGTAGCGCTGAAAACGTCTCGGCCGTCTAAGCCGGCGAGAGATACTCGAATGGTATCTGAGCCGAGACCATTAATCGATCCGATAAAATCAATAAATGGAGAATTGCGGAGGTTGTTGGTATCGGTGAGGAGGAGGCGGATCTCCTGAGAGAGCATCGCCGCCAGGCGCAAGTCAGTCTCGAGTGACCCTTGCGAAATAATGTTATTTACTGCCATTTTAAGGCTCCTATAAAAAACGGTGAATTAAGAGAGTGCTCTGGGTTATCTGCTGTTCTACCGGTGCGACCGTTCCCAATTCGCTATTAAGGCTATCGCCTTGGAAAAGTTATATCATGTTTTTTTTGTGGTGTATAGAGGGGACCTCCGGAGAGGCCCCTCAGATCCAAATTTAAGATACTGTATACATGAATTGAGGCTGAAACAGTACAGGATAAACTCCGGTGCTTATTGCGCTCGCAGAGGCTAACAAGCCTACTCGGACCACCTGATCTCCACTCGCCGCCGGGGCGGTTAATGTGACCTGTCCGGGAGTGGTACTCAAATATACATATTTGCCCTGATCTCCACTCGAGGGATTAGAGGTGAATGTCATTCCGGCGAGTTGTCCAGGGGTCGACATTACAGACTTAACGGCGGCGGCTCCACTTGGACCGGCCTCGAGAGAGACCCCGGCGACATTATAGATTAGAGACCCGGCGTCCGCATCTGCCCGGACTAACTCTCCACTTGTATTAAAGGCGAGAACCTCAAAGGCGGCGACCCCTGAAGATCCGACTACTGTTAATTGAGTGGCTAGAGCTGCTGTATCATTAATGACGAGATTTTTTCCACCCTGGACGGAGAGATTATCTCCATCGGCGACTAATAGATCGCTCGAGTTGACGCTCAATCGGACGCTTGATCCGGTCGGAGCGTTTAGAGTGACATTCCCCGAGGTCGTACTGATAGAAACGGCGGCGTCTCCTGTGGTTATATCATCCGCCGCCGTTCCGCCCCCGGCAAGAGTGGTTACTGTCATAGAACCGCCGGCGTCTCCGGATACGGACTGGATAGCTCCATTCGCACTATCGGTTTTAATACCGGTCACTTTTACGGGGACAATTTCAAATCCGGAGGGGAGGAAACTACTCGCAGAGCCATAGTTATTTAAAGTCGTATTGACGAACCCGGCGACATCAGAGGCCGGCGAGCCTGTACTCGCTCCGTTTCTGATCACAATATAGGCGGAGCCTCCAAAAGTCCCCACGTTCTCGACTTCGTAAATCCCATTATCGGCGGCGGTCGGATTGCCTTTAATGAGGACTAGATCCCCGGCGGAGGGCCATGCGGCATCACTGGAGGGAGCGGTCGAGCCTTGAAATTTGATACTGGATGAATTTTCAATGAAAATATTATAATTGTCACTTGTCCAGGCGGTAGAGGGAGGATTAGGATCTGTAACCGCCATGATATACGCATCTTCCACAGAGGCGGAGGTATAGTCTGAATTCATGACGATCGAGCGATCGGCGGTCTGGATCTCGGAGTTAACTGTAGTCGTTGTTCCGTTGACCTGGAGATTACCGTCGAGGACCGTATCTCCTGTTACTGTGAGATCATTCGGAATGGATACCGTATCACTACTAGAGGGGACAATTGGGAGTTTATTGGAGCTGTCAAATGCGAGCGTTGTATATGTGGCCATGCGGCCTCCTATGAATATCGAATTATGGTTTGGGGTGAGACTAGACAGGTCCTATCTGTAGAGGAGAGAACCCCTAATCGAATGAGAGAGGACCCGGAGGAGGAGGGCGGAGATAATGTCGCCTCCCCTGGAGTAGAGGATAAATAAACCGGCTTGCCTATATCACTATCAGAGAGCGTCTCTGAAAAGTTAACGACAGCTAAACCGAATTGGATAATGTCTATTGTCGCCCCGGCGGAGCCACTCGAGACGGCTATCCCAATTACAGAGGTTCCATTCGAGGAGGCTCTCTCGGCTAGACCTGAGCTCCCGTCTATATATGTCCTGAGAACGTCTCCGGAGTTTACGCTCTCATTCAGTGTTACGGGAAAAGATAGAACCTCGGCGTCCGTATCATCCCCAATTAATCGATAATAGGCCATTCTAAATCCGCTCGAGGATGATCTCTATATTTGCGCTCCCCGTTTGAGAGGCGACAGCGAGAGAGGAGGCTCGGTCCTCTTTTGAGTGACCTAGATCGAACGCTAGGATTTGATCCGCCGGAACTCGGACTTTATCGGCCGGCATTGCTGCGCCGTCCGAGACGCCACTCCAGGCGACATATAAAGCGGCGTCTCCTGAGATGGATACTCGGAGCTTACCCTGGGGGAGTGTGATCTCTTGCTGTAGTGTACCGCTCGAGGCGATATATTTAATAGATGGATAGGAGCTGGTAGCGCTCAAGTCAACAATAGCCATTTATGATCTCCTGTTTTGAAAAAAGGCGTTTTTGATTGCGTCTCGGTTCTGTCGATAGAACTCAAGATCCTTGAGACCTCGATCGACTAGATTATCAGTTATTGGAGGAGCCTGGAGCGCTCCTGAATTCATCTTCGGAGGAGCCGGCGCCTGGAGAGAGCTATCTGGGCGGATAGTCTGCATTTGTGGAGCGCTCTCCTGGACCTGTGGAGCCGCCTCCTGAGGAGCGGAGGTCTGGAGGCTCTGGAGGTGAGGACGGATAGAGAGGGGAGCCTGAGACGGATCCTGGACTAATCCCTCGAGCCATTCTCCGAGCGGCATCTGATCTTTTTTCGGTAGATTAGACATAGATCTCGAATATTGCCATTCGACTAACTCGAGGTGGTCCGGATCCGTCAATCCATATTTAGAAACAGCCTGATAGCGATCGAACCGTCCATTCGCATTATCCAATTGACCTTTTAAGGTCTCGATCTGCCCCTGGAGGTTATCTAGGGCTCCGAGCCGTCCAGAGACGCTATCTAGCTCATTTTGGAGGCTCTGGACCTGTGCCTCTGCCTCCGCCGCTCGAGCGCTCATTTTTTGGATCCTGGACTGGATAGCCGCCTCCATTTCGGATTTGAGGACATAGGTCTCGCCCTCATGTGATATTGTTTTCATTGGGTCTCCTGGGTTATAGGTACTCCGCCCGTTCTCGGCGGATTTTTTGTAATAAATCGATCGCCCCGGTCTCATCCAGATCGGGGTTAAGCATTCGGACCGCATCTATCGGACTGATTAAACCGGCTCCGAGTTTTGCGATTATGTCCTCTCTCTGAGCTCGGAGCTCCTCTGGGGAGAGCTCGAGGCTATGATAGCTCACTCGATAGCCGGTCTCCGGGAGATTAGTCCCGAGAAATCGATTACAGAGAGCGGCGGATTTTTCGAGGAGGTCCTCATCCGAGACACGAAAGATAGGAGCGAACCGCCTCTGGCTTTCTCTCTGTCCCGCTCGATCGATAGAGAGGGCATAACCCGATCGAGGGTCCGCATTTTGGCGAGTAAGGCTCTCCGGGCTTACTCCCGAGGATATGGCGACCCTCATCTCATATTTAGCGATACTATCTAGGAGATCCCCTGGACTAATCGGAGGAGCGAAGGTTCCGATTAGCGGCTGTCCAGAAGTATCCGGATCCGCCTGGAGGACTAGAATGGAGGATGGATCCGTAGCAATAGCCGCCCGGCGAGAGGTGAGGCCTTGATCCATTTGTGAGAGACCGGCGACCGAGGCTCCTAAAACATACTTCTGGCTCCAGGCGTTATCCCTTACACAGTGAAGATACATGGAATAGAGCACTGCCGAATTGAGGCTCCCTGTTACGGTCGTTAATCCGTCTAAAAAATTCCACAATTCGCCGGTCTTTTGAGCATGATAGACGGTTAAGGGGAGGAAAGGAGCTCCGGTTTTATTTCGAAATGGATATTCGTCTCCTCTATGCGCCGGGTGTCCCATATAGATCTCGGAAACATCTTCCCCGAGGGAGCCGTCCTGATTTACTCGATAGAGAGCGAACTCCGGATTTGATATGTCTCGAATGTCCAATACATCACAAATCCATTCCTGGTCTCCGGTCTCTGGATGGATCCTGAGACGATATTCTCGATAGTAAACTGGAATATCCGGTTGATCACTATCGACCTCACAATAAACACAATCCGGAGTTACCATTCGATAATAGAGCCCTGGATTAGAGGTCGAGCCGCCTCTCACATGAGGAACGACCTCTACTCGGACGATCGTCTCTCTGAGACCTAAAACCATTTGCTGAACTCTCGACATGAGAGGCCAGAGGCCCGCTCGAGTAGCATATCCCTCTCGACCCAATAAAGGCGAGAGATCTCCAGGGGCGGAGACCGCCGGGGCCTCCATATATAAAACGCTTAATTGGCGTGTCACTTGCTCAAATGGATTAGATGATAAATCAGAAGGACCCCAGCTCTCTCTCCGGTCCGGGGAGAGGTGTCTCGCTAATTCGTCCTCGAGGTCCTCCTCCCAGGCTCCGGTTAACATGCGGCGCCTTAATGAGGTGTGCTCCCATCTTTTTTGATCAAGATTAGTAGGAGCGAGAGGCTTTAAAGGGAAATCATATCTAATCATTAGTACATCCGAATTTTAGCGGGTGGAGTAAACCTCTCATGTATAACCGGGAGGACGCAATAACGTAATCCGTCGATTGCATGGCCATATGGATCCGTGCTTTTTGCCGAACTTGTCCGCTTTAAGGTCCATCTCTGGAGAGAGGAAATCAATTGGCGACATTCTGGACGGATCCAGAAATGCTCTCGGCTTAATATGCTATATATCATACTTGCCGAATAATAAACTGAATTTTTAAACTTGAGAGCTGTCCTAATCGTGAAGGGGAGCCCTCGAGGCGGTAAATTGAGGACCCGCTCGAATGCTCTCATGAGGAGACCGTTCGACATTTTAAATCCTCGGTTCCCTCTCTGCGCATAGTGCGCCCCATCTCCGGTCCATGTACACATAGCCGGATCGACTTGGTATCTCTTTAGGAGCTCCAGGATCCCTCTCACATGTACTTCAGGAGAGGAGGCTCCTCCGATATACTCTCCGAGAATGTAGATCCTCGGCTCCTGGGGTTCTTTCATATCAATAGCCGAGAGAATGGCGACCTGTGTTCCAGGTTGAGAGCCATGATCTATCCCCACAGCGAATTTATAGTCCCCTGGAGGACAAGGGGCGGAGCTTATCATAGTCGGTTTGAAATTATCAAATACCAATTGAGACGGGTCTATCCCCACATCGAACGAACCGCTAATCCTGGCGTCTCTGTCTATTGGGAGATATGTGGAGGCGATATGATCGATTTGATCCTGAGAGAGGAGGGGCTCGCATCCTCTCGGAGTGGTATCCTCGACCGTTAAGGGCGCTCTGGTACATGAGATCCGGCCGTCCTCTACCATAGCCCTTAAATATTGAACATCGCATCCGACCGGGGTCATAGTAATAGAGATCGTCCCGGTCTTGCCGCCGGCTCCTCCTCGGAGTACTCGAGCGGCGATCTCCCCCCAGGCGCTCTCCGGGATAGGTTCGTCCACTGCCACGAATGGAATTGAGGCGGAGGCTAGTCCGAGGCCCTGAGCTACTGTCTTGATCCGGACTATACTCCCGTTTTTAAAACGGACAATTGGGACCTGTCCTCTAAATCCACGCCCTGGAATGAATACACAGTCCTCATGTAAAGCCCCGGCCGGTATCATTCGATAGAGTTTATCCTGAATGGTCCGAGACTGATCATGAGAATGAGTAATAAGCCAACACTCGACCGGAGGCGGCTCCACTTGTAAATAAGGATGAACCCCGAGACATCTATAGAGGATCTCCGCACAATTCGCCGCCGTTTTTCCGACCTGATTTCCTCCTAATAGGAGCTTAATTGGAGAGGGGTCTCGGAGGAATGCCTCCTGAGGAGGTGTCGGACGGAAATAGGAGAGCGGGTTCTCCTGGACCCGTCTCTCCAATTCCAAAATAGATCGAGCGATCTCTATCATCAGAGACGCCTATCAAATAAAGATATGCAGCTCTCCGGGCTCTCTGTCTTTTGGCATGTCTCGAGAATGAGTATTTTATTTTGAACATTCGATATCTGCTCACATTCCGCCCCGCTCGCTTTAGCGTCTATCCCCCTGGTCATCATCCGACAGAACATCTCACGACAGAGGAGATCGTTCCCGGCTTGCTCTATATACTCGAGGCTACAAGGCGTCTCGAGGAGATCAGGCTCTGTCAAATTAGAGGCGGGCTCATGAATTGCGATAGTGCTCTCGATTAGACCCTGGAGATCTATCTCCTCCGGTTCTTTCTGTCTCTCGACATAGACCCAAATGGAGGAGGTGAGAGCCACCCCTCCGAGGACGCCGGCTAATATACTGGTGATCATGCTATCCCCTTTTGATCGATACGACATTCGAGAGATCCATAGATAGTCTGTTCTGGAGGCGCTGTCTCAATACGGGAGGCATAGCCAGAACCGCCGCCTCTATTTGTGTGATGATTTGCTCATCTGTCATAGCCTGGAGGCCGTCCTGAGTTTCCTCCGCCTGGAGAGACTGGATCTCTCGAGTGACAGAGAGGAGCTGTCTCTGGAGAGCGGCGTAGGCTTGCCAACTTTCCGCCGCCGCCGCTTTATTGATCGCCTCCTGGAGAGAGGTGCTCTGACTTTTGAGGAGCTCCCCTGGAGAGCCCACCGCCGCCGCCGCCGTCTCTGGAGCCTCCTCGATCTCATGAGTGCTATCTCTACGATAATTATATCTCCGCTCGAGTAGCCAGGCGGCCGCTTTCCAGTCCTTCCTCGAGCCCTCCTCTATCCGCTCAAGCATTAGATCGGCTCTCTCACATTCTGCATTTGAGACGGCCTCGAAA